AGTTAGCAAACTGAAAATCCACCACACTCACGTAAAAACTTTATAAACTCTTTTACGTTAGCCAGTTTAAATGGATAACTATCCGTGTGATCTCTCTCACGGTAAATACTCTCCCATTTATCATTTAAGTCTTTCGGATAATCACACGGAGCAATATTTTTATTTCCTGTTCTAGCTATTGCGTCCATCTCTAAAGCCTTCAGCTTCACACTTACTTTTTTATTGTGGGCTTCCGCTTTTTTCATTTGTTTCTTGTGTGCTATCTCCGTACGTTTAGCAACTGGACTTTTTACAAATGCTTCTAATGTATCTGCAATCTTATGAGCCGTTGCTTCGTCATATTGATAACCGCTATTATCATGTAGGTGTTCTTTTTGTTTATCGTCTAAAAAGAAACACAACTTTTCTACCAAGTCTGCTAACGGTCTCCACCACCAAACATTATTCCTGAAGTAAATACCGACGTTGTCGGCTTCCCACTGATTAGAGATTTTAAAGTATTTCTTTTTCTCTTTGTCAGTACAGTGCTTCCAGTCTATTGCTGGCGGTCTCACGCTACCTTTTTTGATCTTTGGGTTCATACCATATAAATCAAATCCCATATTTATCACCACCTTCCAACTGAACATTATATGATCCCATTACAATAAGATAATCACAAAATATTACAGATTATTACAAGGGCTAGTATTCAACACCACTACGATTAGAGAGTTCCATAGCTATCTCTCGGCGGCATACTAGCCCTCATAATAACTGGAGCTCCAAAGCGGGAGCTCCAGCGGGAGCACTACGGGAACACCATCAAAAAATATAAGCTCATTAAAAATATCAACGTATAACCGGGAGATATAAACAATCCGATCGGAATGAATATTAAAAAAGCCATTAAGATTTTAAATATCATTTACAAATTCGTTCTGTTCCTTCCTGGCTCGTCCTTTAGCTCTAAGTCCTATGATCCTCCGGCCTGGGTCTGTAAATCTTAAGTCATGATTGTCACCATCAAATACTTTACGTCTCCAGAATTTAGATGGTAGTGATTGACCAAAAACAACAGCCACATTATAGCCCCGGGTCATGGCTGCAATGCATTCTTTTTTATTCCTGCCGCTGTAGCTAAATACTAAATAATAATTACTGATATCATGGGTCAATCGATTGTATACCTTAGTATAATCATAAAATTGTACATCAGGATGCACATCCATCAGTGATTGTCCATCCATATGTCTGAATCGCTCAAATGATAGATCACTAGTCCCATTTAATCTAACTGCGAATTTGTAGCCTGCTTTTTTAGATCTTTTTTTAAGTAGTTCAATTTCATTAGACAATTGCCAAATGAATCCACTTCTATTCTTATGAAAATATTCAGTCTTCCGTATCCGGGCTTGCTGCACATTATTCTGTTGACCACGTCCGGCGGTATTTAAACACGCTTTGATGCATTCAGGCGAGGCGGATGGGCAAACATTCCTGGAGCTAAGCTTATACGGCGCCAGATGGAGAACAGCGGTCCTCCATCCATAGGCGACGCCCTTGAGCATTTTATGCTGGTTGTTATAGTTCAATAGCATTTTTTTTAGGCTTATCAGTTACCTGCTGCCAGGTTCCTTCTCTTTTTACTTCTGCGACGTCATGAGCGTAAACGCTGCCATGATCATCGAACATACCAACTTCGGAGCCGTTGCTCATAATTAGAATGGCTCGTTTAACACCACGCCCCTGGACCGGTGACTCTAAGAGCTTGCCAGTTACTGGCGGTCCCAACTGAGTCGTTCTAACTTCGTCATTTTTTCTTAAGTCTTTATATTTAATCATAGATTCCTGAATATCCCACGAGATCCCAACAAGCAAGTAACAAAATATTACAACATGTTACAAGGGCCAAGCTCCGAGACATGATCATCATCATTATGTCTAATTATAGAACTTGAAACTTGGCCCTCGTAAAGCGGGAAGCGGGAAGCGGGAAGTTAAAGGGCCGGCCAACTAGTATGATTGCTACCTATTGTAGCTCTCCGACCGGCCCTTTAGCTCCAAGTTAGGACGCCTTAAGACTTATTACAAGTGTGCCAACCTAACTTAACCCTCTAACTCCAAAACATCAAAAACAACAAGCTCACCCAAAACACCGTCGCGTAAAATGGCGCGACGTAAAGGGAAATGGGAATAAGGGCCATGAGTATAAATAAATATTTCATGGCCCACTATTCCTAGTGTTTAAAATTGACTACTTCATATTCATATCCAGCTGGTAGATTTTCTACGTGATCTACAACGCCATTATATAAATGTATTGTAACAGTAGGCATTTTATTTAGCACTTATTTTTAACGCTTCAGTTGGAACGCTCATTGGTATTTTTACGACCTCACAAACACGCGCCAACGCATTTAATAACTCTTCTTTTGGCCCATCGCTGTGAAGTATATCCATAGCTCGTTCACGCTGTAATCTAACAGCTTGCATTTTATTACCCTCTTTAGTGGTATAAAAATGCCTCTGCGCTTCGTCAAAACAAACGCCCTCTAAATAGGACATATAGGTTTGAACGTTATCGTCTTTATCACTCGGTAACTCTGCTTCCCATTTCCGAGTTCTTTTCCACCTCTCTAGCTCTTTAACAAACTTATTTTTAGCTTCAGTAAGTTTGTTTTCTTTAGTGAGTTCAATACGCGCTTTACTATCTACAAATTGACGTAGATCACTTTCCGCGTCTTTAAACGCCTTGACGAGCTTTGCAAGGCCCAGCGATTTTTCAAACGCTGGATATTTCGCATTAGATATAGCCGTAATCTTATTATGATTTTCAGTTTCAATATCATTAGTGCGATCTGAAAACTTATTAGTAACTTTTTCTTTCCAATAAGTTCTTACTTCTTTGCTTAACATTGTACTCATAGTGTACTCCTTTTCCTATTCTTGTATCTTATGTACATGGGATAGTACAAGTAACAAAATGTTACAAGTTATTACAATCCCTACTAATTTAGTCGGATATACGCCCTTCACCCATCTTAGAATTATTCTAAACTATATATAAATATAAATACCTAACGGGAATACAACGGGAAACGGGAATATAGAATCCCTTCGGGATACTCTACGGGAAAACGGGAAAACGGGAAGCGTGACCCGCGGCGAACGGGAAATTCGCCACGGGAACGGGAAAATTTACTTAATTCCGCCGGCGGAATCAGATTTTTTGACGCCGTGCTTCAAAATATGCGCAATCATGTTATGCATGAGCATCGCTCCAAGCGTCACGAGGAACTTTTCATTACCATGGAAATTATCAATGTACTTCCATAGAGATTTAGGACTCTCATGAGTCGCGAATAAATTGTTTGGATCCAAGTTGATGTTTTCTGGTTTAATCATTTTGCCTCCCTTCATGCTCCCACCTTAATGGGATAAGGCTCAACAGTCAAATCACAAAATGTTACGAAATATTACAGGCTAATTGAAGGAGCCGTGAAGCTGAAAGGAAAAAGTTCAAAGAAAATACTCCACGGCTCCAGGTCCAAGTATAAACCAGCGGGAAACGGGAGTTCAAGACGGGAAGACGCAGCGGGAAAGCATTAATCGCAAAGTTTGCTCATTATCCTCGCCTTCCGCTACAGTTTTCACGCATCTCGACTCAATCCTGAGAAGTTTAAGGCCCTTATGCTTGAGGGCCTTAAGTAGGATAAAGGCATTTCCACCCTTAGCATTATGCTCATTATGCCAATTCATTTGCCACTTAGAAATACCATAATCCTTGCGATCATTTGCTTTTAACTCTAGCCAAAAATAAACCTCATTTCCGAGCCCTGAAACATCAGGAATTCCGTTCACAGTGCGCGATTCTACGCGAAACATATGGTAGTTTAGCTTTAAATTTCTAATGCGCTCCCATAGCTTTGCTTCCCCGGATTTGGCCATTTAATTCAAGTCAATACTATCTTCTTTTCTTTGTTTTCTTTTTAGTTTTTTTCTTCTTCTTAGATTTAGCTTTTTTCTTTTTAGCCATCGGTTCCTCCTCTCTTCTCATACGTTTTACTATTTTATTAAATTGTTCTTCACTTATACCAAACATTATTTATTCTTTCCACCAAAAGATAAGAGTCAATCTATCACCACCTTTAACCTCACTCACTCCATGGAAAATCTTTTTACCATCAAAAAAAGTCAAACGTCCTACCTCAGGTTTAACCATAACTCCATGACTGGTAAAGAAAACTCCCCCATCAAAATTAGTATTTAAGTAAATAAGACTGTTGTATTTAGATTGATCATGATTATGAACATGCAAAGTACCATGGCTGCCATCAATCCAATTCTGAATCTGAGCGCGCGCGATTTGAAGATTCAAACCAAATTCTGCATCTAAAAATTTTTTAACTTTTGATACAATAGGGTCGTCTGTAATATTAACAGTACGCTCCTCCCACAGCTCATTGTTGGCTGCAAAAGAAACACGCAGCTCAGGTGAAGGATTTTTAGCCTGCCCAGCGTATTGGTGACACGCTGCCACATTTAAAAACTCATCCTCTACATAAACAATATCTGTAAAGGAGTTTAATTTTCTCATTTAATTTTCTGTATTTTTGTTATCACAGAATTAGGAATAATAGTAGTGTTTCCTATCTCTTCAATCTCTCCAGTCTGCTCGTTCTTTAATGAGTAATCTCCAAAAATCCTGGTGAGTCCTGCAGTTCTAGATAGCAGGTGGCCCTTAGTTACGCACAGACTTAATTTAGATTTATTTAAGTGATCAACGGATTGCCAGCTTGCATCGGAAGTTATATCTGCCCAATGCACCTCAACCATAGGGTATCGGTCAATTTCTCTTTTGGCCTTTTTGTTTATGAATTTTCTTTTGCTCATGTGTAGTACTAATAGTTACTTCCCCCACAGCGGTGGTTACTAAATGAGAATTATGTACCTCATTAAATACAGTCATAAACGCACCAGGTTTGTTACTTGCTAGTAATCGCTTCTGGCGTAATGTTAATGATGTCTTGGGCTTCTCCGATTTTTTTCTCCAATTCGGATAACCTTTTCTCCAAGGCTTCACGCGACATACCCTCCAATCCAATATGTTTAACTTCTCTTTTGTCTACAAAGAAACCGGCCATTTGACCTTTTCTAAATTCAGCATTGATAGCAGCTGTATACTGTCCTTTTTTAGCAGCATCAGTTTGAAGGTCTTCAAATTTTTTATAACTTCTTAATTTATCTTTTTCATATTTCTGTAATTCTTGCGATAATCTTTTTTCTAAATAACGACACACGTGCGGATTAAGCTCAGGATTAGTTAAGCGACTCGCTGTCTCAACCGGACCCTCGGCTTTCTTCGATTGATAACCGGCTTGTCGCGCAGCTTCTACTTTGGGCATCTTACCCCAATTAGCTACAAGGATATCCACAAAGCTCCTCTGTTTGGGAGTGAGCTCAATTGTTGTTTTTAATGCATTGGATTTACCGGCCATACAGGTCAATATACAACCTTTCCTGGTTTCCTACTATACCTCCATCCTACAACTATATTTAAAAAAACTTTTGTTTTAAGAGTGAGATCGGCTTAGTTTTCCTGATTTTCAGGAATTTTTCCTAGTGTTTTCCTAGTACATTTTGCTCTTAAAGTGTTGATATATATAGATATTTCCTAGTTTCCTAGTTTTTTCCTTACAAACATATTTTTAAAAAAAGTATTTGTAAGTAGAGGGTATACTGGGAAACTGGGAAAATCCGCGTAAAGCCTCACTTTTTAATTAAGTACCACTATAGACATACTAAACGTTCAGGCTTGGGCCTGAACAAGTGGACACTTTATGACTAATAAAGTTCCACTTATGACTAACTAAACACCGAAGGAGGTGATTAATATGAGTAATATTGAAGTAATACTCAAACACTTTTTTAGACTATCAACAATGGCTAAAAAAGAACACAGAAGCCAAGGTTTAAGCGCTATTCATCTAGCTATTATGATTGCACTCGCTAAGTGCATCACGGATGGTGAATATGACTACGCTAATTTTGGTGCTAGATACGTCAAAATAAAGATGGACGAGCTAGTGGGTTATAATGTGCCTTACATTCAAGTAATGCAGGGCCTAAATCGTCTAGTTGACGTAGGGTTTTTTGAAAAAACCAAAGATTACAATGGAATCTGGAAATATCGTTATAATATTGAAAGAGCATTGGATAAGCCCTTGAGACTCTAAGGTAAAGCCTGTAATCTAAAGCTGACTGT